GGGACGAAGTGGACAACACCGTCACAAACGCGGAAACCGTCGAGACGGTCGAAGCTGCTCAGTCAATCACAGCCGCAGCGAAGCCAATCGTAGGCGGATCATTCACCAAGCCACGCTTAGAGTTCACAGCTGCTAAGTACGTGGAAAACACCATTCGCGCAGCGATGGGCGACGATCAAGCTCGCCAGTACGTTCTCGCAGCGGATAACACCACAGATAACGCGGGCCTAGTACCTACTCGCCAGATGGCAGAAGTAGTTAATGGACTCGGTACCCTAATTAGACCCAGCATAGATGCAGTAAGCCGCGGGAGTTTGCCTGACGCAGGCCTCAGTTTCGAGATCCCAAAAATTACCCAGATGCCAACTGTCTCGGTAACAGCAGAAGAAGGAACTCCATCAGATACAGATCAAAACTCAGCGTTCATCACTGTAGACGTTAAGAAGTTCGCTGGACAGCAGACATTCTCTGTCGAGCTTCTAGATCGTACTTCTCCAGCGTTCTTTGACGAACTAATTCGCAACATGGCAGCAGCCAAGGCAAAGGCAGAAAACGCTTACGTTAATGGTCTTCTAATCTCAGGAGCTACAGCAGACGCCACTACTACAGTTACTTATCCAACAGCTACAGAGCTTCTTGGAATCGTAGCTCGCGGAGCTGCTTCTGTTTACGGAGCTACAGCTGGTCTTCCTAATCCATTCGCTCGTAACATCATCATGTCTACAGGCCAATGGTCAAACGCGATGACACTAAACGACGCTGGGCGTCCAATTTACGGACAAGTTACAAACCCAAGCAACCAAGCAGGATCCGCTACACCTACTTCACTTACTGGAAACATCGCGGGCTTGAATCTATACGTAGATCCAACTAACGGCGGCGATGGCGATGGAACTATTCTTGTCGTTAACCCAGACGCTTACACATGGTACGAAGGACCTACGTTCCGCCTACGTGCAGACGTAATCGCTTCTGGCCAAATTACTGTCGGCTACTATGGTTACGGCGCACTCGCGACCAAGATCGCAGCGGGCGCATTCAAGAATAACAAGGCGTAATCGCCTAAAGTCAATCATCGACTAGTTCGCTCCCGAGCTAGTCGAGCAGAAGAAGGGAAGAGCTAACGTGCCAGCAATCATTACAGCCTCACAGCTGCGATCCGTCCTTGGCGTTAGCTCTTCCCTTTATTCAGACAGTTATCTCGATGACATCATCGACACAGCCGAACAAGCGATTCTTCCTTTACTAGTTCAGAACTCGACAGCTGTAGTCGAGTACGAATTAAAAGATAACGTAGCGATCTTCTACACTCGTCGCGTTCACACTTTCGTCGTAGGACAGTCGATCGTCGTAGCTGGCCTCCCAGCTCCATTCACTGCTACGCACACAGTTACAAAAATTACAGATACTTCATTCTCGGCCGCTCTTACATCTTCGGACGTAACACGTCGCCAGATTATTCCTAACGGAAGTGCAACTCTTAGCGGCTATTCTGCCGCGACTCTTTACGTAGGGAACTCTTCCATCGAATCCGCGATCTACGCGGTATCTATTGAAGTCTTCCAATCTCGCACAGCTGCGGGCGGCCAGATCGAAGGCGTCGACTTCGCTTCGACTCCGTACCGAATGGGCCGATCATTACTTAATCGCGTAATCGGGCTTCTTGGTAATTACATCGACGTCGAGACGATGGTCGGATAATGCCAGCCAGTTCTATTCTTTCCAGTGTTCGCAATCCGCTAAAGACAGCCATCGCGGGAGTAGCGGCTAACGTCTACGACTCAGTTCCAGAAGCTCCGATCGTTCCATTTGCGGCGATCGTTCCGAGCACTCCCTACTTACAGCCTAACTTCTTAAGCAAGGCGAACGTCAAACTTAAAGTTAATTTAGTAATTACCGTAGGCGTAGCGATCTACGATAATCAGAGCGCACTCGATAACATCGAACAGCTCGCTATTAGCATTCTGGCGGCTTTACCGTCAGGGTATGAAGTCGGAGATCTAACGAATCCGATTAACGTCACAGTAGGAGCTTCCGAGATTCTCGCTCTAGAGATTCCAGTAGCAACTTATTACACACAAACAAACTAGGAGACAAACATGGCCACGACCGTAATCACAGGGCGCGATCTTTCGTTTACGATCGCGACCGTTTCTTACAATGAACAAGCAACAAGCGCAACACTAAGCGGAGACGTAACAATAGATCGTTACATGACGCTAAACGGCCCAGCGTATAAGTCCGTAGATAAGCAGTGGACATTCGACGTCGAAATGCTTGCAGACTGGGGCGCAACAGGTTCACTCTGCGAAGCTCTATGGGCAGCTGCGGAGACAAGTCCTAATACGACTATGGCGGTATCGCTTACAGCTGTAACAGGCGCAGTATTCGCGTTCAACGTTCTACCAATCTTTCCAAGCGTGGGCGGATCATCGCCAGACGCTCAGACTGTTAGCATGAGCTTTACAGTCGTGGGAACACCTACAGAAACCTTTAGTTAAGAAAAGAATCGGGAGCAAAAATGAAGCTAGAACTAGAAGTCCAGTACCTATCAGGAGAAGAAGCTACTTACGTGGCGGCAGTTCCAGAATGGGTTAAGTGGGAGCGTAAGTTCAATGCAACAGTGAACGAAGCAGAATCTAAACTCGGACTCGAAGGGCTTACATTCTTGGCTTATCACGCTATGAAGCGCGAAGCAGCTGGGAATCCTGTAAAGCCTTTCGAGATCTGGGTGGAGACTGTTGAAGGAATTACTAGTAAGAAGTCAGACCCAAAAGCTGGCCCGTCGGAAGCTTAAACCGCGCACTCATAGAGTTAGCGATCGCTAGTCGAATCCCGATGAGCGAGTGGAAGACGGCAGAAGACGTTCTTACAGGAATAGAGATTCTGGAGAGGCAGAATGGCAGATAAAAGCGGCCGCGGCACTTATGCTATTACTGTCGATCCTTACGAGTTTAAGAATCTTCTAGGTTTACTGGGTTCATTCCCAGCCGAGTATCAACAACTCGTTAGAGATCGCGCGCAGCCTTTATCTCAGCGGTTAGCGGGCCAGTTAATGATGAGCGGTTTATCCGCTCCAGCTCCACAGACGAAGCTCGTAGTTCAGACGATTAAGACTCCACGCGATCGTCTTGTTCGCGTCGACATCGGCGGCCCTAAGAAGGTAGGTCGTCCTTATGGCGGCGAAGCTTCTAAAAGTGGCAAGGGTAATAAAGTTAAGCGACAAGCTGCGCCAGCGGGCGCGCTGTTATGGGGAACCGAGTTTGGTTCTCATGGTGGCGTCGACTCTATCGGTCGCGTGTTTACGAATCGCTTTAAGACACCTTATAACAAGCGAGGCTACTGGATCGCTCCCGCTGTAGACTTCTACGTTCCAGTAGTAGCGCGCGAGTATTCGCTTATGGTGCAACAGATCGCTAATGAATTGAGGCTAAAGTAATGGCGGGCATTCCGAAGATAAAGATTACTTTCGACGCCGACTTCGACGAATTAAAGAAGGGCGTTAAAGGCGCGCAGAATGAAGTCGAAGGATTCGGATCTAAAGTCGGAGACTTCGCTAAGAAGGCTGGAGCTGCGTTCGCACTAGCTGGCGCGGCAGCTGCGGCTTATGCTGGAAAGTTACTTATCGACGGCGTTAAGTCTGCCATCGCAGACGAAGCAGCTCAGGCCAAGCTCGCGACTACATTACAGAACGTTACGGGCGCGACTAATGCCCAGATTCAGGCTACCGAGGCTTACATAACTAAAACTTCTCTAGCTACGGGCGTAACGGACGACGATCTTAGGCCGAGCCTTGATCGCCTAATTCGGTCCACTAAGGACGTTACGGAAGCCCAGAGACTTCAACAGATCGCGCTAGACGTTAGTGCGGGCACTGGGAAAAGTTTATCCGCGGTTTCAGAAGCGTTAGCCAAGGCATACGACGGGAACTTCGCAGCTCTAAAGAAGCTTGGCGTTCCAATCGACGAGACGATTCTAAAGACTAAAGACTTCGACGCTGCCATGCTCGCGCTGTCGGCTACTTTCGACGAGCAAGCCTCGATCCAAGCCGACACATTCCAAGGCAAGATGGCCCGTCTTACTGTTGCATTCGATGAGGCTAAAGAGACTGTAGGTTCTTACATTCTCGACGCTATTACTCCCTTAGTCTCTAGCTTCGTAGATAAAGGCATTCCAGCGATCACAGCTGTAGCGGAAACTTTAGGTAAAACTTTAGGGCCAGCGTTCGGCGCAATCTTTAGAGCCATAAGAGACGACTTACTTCCAATCTTACGCGCTTGGTGGACTTTCCTTTATGACACAGTTATTCCAGCCATCGGTAAAGTAATCGGCCCAGTTCTCGAAGGTCTTAGTTACGCATTCAATACAATCAAGAAAGCGGTCGCCGAGAACTCCACAGAGTTAGCTCCGTTCTTGCAATTACTTAAAAACATCTTCGAGTTTATTAGTAAATACTTCGCGCCTATCCTTGGCAATAACTTAAAGCTCGCACTCATGGGCATAAGTAACTTAGTCGCTACTTTAATTACGGGATTCTCGCAGCTAGTCGGATTCTTGACTCAGGCTTATAAACAGATGACGAACATCGTTAACTTGGTCAACGAGAATAAAAGTTTATTCTTGGGACAAGCTGGAGTCGTGGGAACTATCATCGGAAAGTTAGGCGGTGCTAAAGCCAAGGGCGGCCCAGTCGCGGGCGGCACTTCTTACCTAGTCGGAGAGCGTGGCCCAGAACTGTTCACGCCAAACACTAGCGGAATGATTACTCCAAACAATCGTCTCGGCGGATCAGGGGCCAACGTCTTTAACATCACTGTAAACGGCGCAATAGACGCAGAAGGTACGGCTAGAACTATAGTAGACATTCTTAACCGTTCAGCTGCTCGCGGCGGCGGTGGCTATAACGCACTAGTGAGCGTCTAATGAGCGTCTGGACTCCCGAATGGTCGATCCAGATAAACGGTGGAACCGAATACACGAATCTTACTCTAACGAACGTCTCGATCACTTCGGGCCGTACAGACATCTACTCCCAGCCTAGAGCGGGCTACTGTTCTTTAGAGATTCTTAATCTAGACGAATCTCCGCTTACTATCGACGTGAACGATAACGTCTTGATTAGAGTTAAAGACTCTACGGGAACTTTTGTTAATTTATTCGGCGGAGACGTTACAGACATTCAAGTTTCGGTCGTCAATAGCAGCGGAACGCAATCGAATCAGATTATCCGTCTAACAGCTCTTGGAGCCTTATCCAAACTTCCAGTAAGTCTTACAGAAGGCGTCTTATCTAAAGACTTCGATGGCAATCAGATCTACACAATTCTCTCAGAACTGCTTCTTAATAACTGGAACGAAGTGGCTCCCGCTGTAACGTGGGCTAATTATGACGCTACGACAACATGGGCTAACGCGGAGAACGTAGGACTGGGAGAGATAGATCGAGCGGGTGATTATGAACTGGCAGCTCGTT